AGGATAACATGGCAAACATTGATAGCATTGCAAGGCGTGTAGAGAACCTCAAGGTTCGCCACGCTGCCCGCGATGCACGAATGCAGGATGTTATGGCTGTCCGCAAGGGCAATATGACTCAACTATTCCCTGATATGTTTCCAGAGGGAATGCGTCATCCAATGATTGCTAACTTTGTTGATGTTGCTGCGCGCGACTTGGCTGAAGTACTTGCACCATTGCCATCATTTAATTGCTCTGCTACTAACGTAACCTCTGATAGAGGTCGTACCTTTGCTGACAAGCGTGGCATGATAGCCAACAACTATGTCTATCAATCACGGCTACAGTCACAGATGTACTGGGGAGCAGACTGGTATTTCTCTTATGGATTCTTGCCTATCCATGTAGAGCCTGACTTTGAAAATGAATTGCCACGCATTCGCGTAGAAGACCCTATGGGTTCTTATCCAGAGTTTGATAGATTTGGACGATGCATAGCATACGCTAAGCGTTACATCAAAACTATTGGTGAACTAGCCAATGAGTATCCAGAATTTGCTGGCATTATCCTTGGCGAAATGGGATACAACCAGAATACTAACTCACCCATTGAACTTATCCGTTACATGGATAAAGATGTTACAGTATTTTATATTCCAGCACGCAAAAATCTTATCTTAAATGAGGCAAAAAACCTTACTGGCAAGATGACAGTGCATATTGCACGACGTCCTGCAATCGATGATGACTCACGTGGACAGTTTGATGATGTCATTTATGTACAACTTGCGCGTGCACGGTTTGCTAACCTTGCTATGGAGGCTGCTGAGAAATCAGTACAAGCCCCACTCGTAGTACCACAAGACGTTATCGACCTACCTATGGGTCCAGACGCAATCATTCGTACATCTCAACCGCAAGCGGTTGGGCGTGTACGACTAGATGTTCCAGCCGCTGCCTTCCAAGAACAATCAGCACTCCAATCTGAAATGAGACTTGGTGCTAGGTATCCTGAGGGTAGGACTGGAACCATTGACGCCAGTATCATTACTGGTCAAGGAGTTCAAGCACTCCTGGGAGCATTCGATTCCCAAATCAAGGCTGGACAAACAATCCTTGCTGAAACACTAGAAGATGTTATCAAAGTTGCATTCTGCATGGATGAGTTGTTGTTTAATGAAGAGAAGAGTGTTCGTGGAGTTGCTCAAGGCACACCATACGAACTTAAGTATCTTCCAAGCAAGGATATCAAGGGTGACTACTCTGTAGAAGTGCGTTATGGATTGATGGCAGGACTTGACCCATCTCGCGCACTTATCTTCTCACTACAAGCACTTGGTGCTGACTTGGTATCTAAAGACTTTATCCGTCGTGAACTTCCTTGGAGCGTTAACGTAACCCTAGAAGAACAACGCATTGAAGTTGAGAAGATGCGCGATAATCTTAGTGCTGCAATTACAGCAAGCGCACAAGCAATTCCTGCAATGGTTGGACAAGGTGCTGACCCATCTAAACTTATCCAAAATATTGCCGATGTTATTGAACGTCGTCGCAAAGGGGAAAGCATAGAGGCTGCTGCGTTGGCAGTGTTTAAGGTGGAAGCACCTCAACAACCAACTCAGCCCGAGATGGCTCCGCCAGGTCCACAGGGCCCAGTTGAACAAGCGCCCACGTCCCCAGCCGTTCCTGGACAACCCTCTGGTGGAGCCACTCAACAACCCGAACAAGGTCCCCCACAAGATTTACAAAGTATATTAGCAGGCTTAGGAGGATAATGTGGCTACTCGTAAAAAGAAAAGCGAGACAATAGACACAGATTCCTATAACAAATTAGAAGTTTATTGCATCTGGCTCAACGAATATTTTACAACGCTAGTACGCGCTGGATTCAAAGAAGATGTTGCTATGACAATCATGATGGACAAGAGTTCCTATCCTGATTGGGTATCATTTAAGTTACCAACCGTTACAGATGTTGCACACTATATGGACGAAGATGAGGATTAAAAATGGTCAGAGAAGTAGTTTCAGGAATGAGCGCCAACGCTAGCCGTACTGATAAAAACTTAACTGCACGCACACAGAAAGTTATGAATTCTGCAAAGGTTCAAAATGCATCTGGTGGCACATATGGTTCTCGTCAAGCGTTACAAGGATTAGCACAAGGTGCATCAACTGCTCCTACTGGTGGTCCCGCTATGTCACTAGGTGCTGGAGGAGACCAAAGTGCTGGACGACGCACTGCTCCTGCTGGTCCTTCTACAGATATGTTTGCACCAACTAATCATGGTAAGGCTTTATCAGACGGTGCTCCTACTGGTCCTGGTAGCAATTCTAGTAATCAGATTCCTGTAGATGCTCCAGACCAAGGTTCTATACTTGCGCGGGCAATGCTGAAAGCAAATCCACAGTCACGCATTTTATTTTCAATAGTTGAGGCATATAACGAGTTGCGTGCCTAGTGGGAATTCCATCATTAACACCTGAAGAAACTAAAAGATTATACACTCATGGTCAAGAATACATGCAGAATCTTGTTAATGCACAAATTTCTACTCTAACTCCTGATAAATTTAGTAACTTTGATGCTATAGCAAAAAAATATCCTGGTATAAGTAAAGATTTAATCATGGGTATGGTAGGTCAAGGACTTACTGCAAATACCCCGGGTATTGATAAGATAGTTTCACTTGATGGAATTGCTCAACTTAAAAATGATGCTACTAACTTAGCAAAAATTGATAGTACAGTTAAAGCAAATCGTGGAGTAGTTGGACTTATTGGTGATACTGTCAATAAAAAACTCTACGCTCCACTTAAGGGTGCTATAAGAATAGGATTTGCTGCGCTTCGTGCGCCGTTATATGACTATCCAACAACCATGATTCGTGATGCTTACTCAATTTTTAAAGATGAACCAGGGGCTACAGCAAACTATCTTAAAGATGCTGCTACCTTTGGTGGAAAAAATACACAATTAGGTTCTTTAATAGCAAACCATAATAGCGGTACTGGCTCTGGATTCTTTATTACTCCAGAATCAAAGGTTGGAAAAGACCAAGCAAAGGCTATGGGTGCTTATGGTACTGTAAATGGTAAATCATTTACTGTTGGACGATGGACTGCTAATGGAATTGGTGTAACTCCAGATACTACTGCCTATAAAATTATGTCTGGGCTACTAGATGCTTCACTTAATATTGCTGGAGACCCTAGTACTTGGTGGGGTCCAGGTGCTGTTGGTAAGATTTTAACAGGTGGCAGAACATTATCTAAATTGAAAGAAGGGGTTGCTCCCTTTACAAAGGCTACGAATCAAGCAGCACACGATGCAAAAATTGCTGCTTCTGTAGCATATACTAAAGAACTTGAAAAACAAGCAGAGGCTGAATTAGCAAAAAATCATAAACGTTTAGAAGGAAGTCTACATAGGGCAGACCTTGATATTGCTACTTTAGAACAAGAAAAAACTAAAGTAATGGCTGGAACTGCTAAAATGGTTTTGAATACAACCAAAGATGTTTACAATTTTGCTGATGATTCACAGGCTGCCAAAACACTTTCACCTAAATCAGTTACAGAATGGTTTACAACTCACCCAAAACTTGAAACTGGTGAACTAACTACTGGTGTTAATCGTCTTAGTGCTGACATGGAAAATACTGGTGGATTCTTTAACGGATTTATTTTAACAGATGAACTTCCACAGGCTGGTAAGATTTCAGTTGGTGCACATGGCGCTGATGAGTATGTTCTTACAGCCGTTGATGCAAAGAAGTTAAAGATACTTGACTTAGCAAATGATTTTAAGAAAGCAACCCCAACACAAATCGAAGCAGAATCAGCAAAGCGTGCCAAGTTAACAGATAAACTAGATGAGATGGCTTCTGAATCAAGAGACGCATCTGAAATGCAAATCTTTGGTGACTTAGCCTCAAGCATTAGACAAGCCTCAGCAAATTTTGAAGGATTCCACGGTTCATTATTTGCTGTTGATGATGAACTTGTATTAGGTGAAAGCCTAGGTTCTCTCATTGGTAAAGTTGCTGCAAGCAAAAATCCTGCTGCGATGCAACGTCTGTTTGACGCTGTTAATGATATTTGGAAAGTAGATGGGTTTGGCAACATTCGTTCTATCTATGGCGAACTTGGTGGTTTTGCAATTACTAATAGCAAGCGCATTGCTGCTTCTACTGCAGAAGTATCAACTGCTGCTGCTGAAATTACAACATCAAGTCCTTTAAATGATACAGTACAAAAATTACTTGTCACACTTAAAAATAAAAAAGATGCTATAGCAAAGCGCCAGCAAGAATATGATGATATTATTAATCGTCAGATAAAGCAAGAAGACCAACTTTCATATATCAAGTCAGTTCGTGAACTTGCCAACAATGACCCAGAGATTCTTAAAGAACTTATCAATGACCCAGACTATAAAGGTCTAAAAAAGATTCTTAATATTGAGGTTCAAATTACTGAGCAGAACGCTCTTAAAGAATTACTATCAGCAGAAATTGGAATTACAAACTCATTTGGTGGACAAATTGGAAAAGATTTTTCTAAGCCATTAAAATTTATGCTAGGAAGAAAGTTTCAACAAATTGCAGAAATTGTTGCAAGAGAAACAGAAGAAATTAAAATTGAACGTCTCTTTGGAAGAAAACTAGATTCAGAAATGGTTCAAGCACTTACTGCTGCCAAAACCTCAGATGAAGTACTTGGAGTGTTTCTTGAGCATATGGGTGTTGAGGGAATTGACCCACGAAACATTCGTAACTCATTAACCCTTGGACTACAAGCACAGGCTGGTAAGTTAGTTGCTAATCCATTAGCGCGTCTTGTTGACCCAATAAGCCTTGCTCCTGTTCATTTTATGGAAACCGTAACCAAAAGTTTTAATCGTTTTTATGTAAGAAATGTTACACTTCAACTTGGAGATTTAACCGGGCTTAGCAACGGCGTAGAAGACTGGATTAGTTCTACTTCCTTTGGAAAATTCCTTGGTAAAGCACGCCAAGAAGAAATCATTAATATTACTAAAACAGCACTCTATAAAGCAACCACAAATCAAGAACGTGCTGCTGCTGTTGAAAAAGGCATTGGTCTTCTTGTTGAAGATATTGGAAAAAAACTTGGTCTACCTACCGATGACGTTGTTAAACTTGTTAAAGCAACTAAAATAAGTGGTAAAGAAAGAAACGTACATAATGCATATAGTACAACTTCTGCCATTAACGATGCTAATCCAACAATAATGAAAGCAAGCGGTAAAATTGTACAGTTGACATCAGGTATATTAGAATATCAAGTTCTTAATGATATAGTTAATCTACCCGATAGCAAAGCAATTTTTAAAGTAATTAATAATTACACATTAAACTCAGCATTTGGAAGATATCGTCAAGGTAAAATACTTGCTGAAGAACTAGGCGACATCTGGCGTACTGCTCAGTTAGTGGGCCGTGTTGCTTACGTATGGCGAAATGTTGCAGAAATGCAAATGCGTCAAATGTTTTCTGGTCACTCCAGTATAATTAACCACCCTATTTCTTTTATAGCAATGGTAATGGCTAACCCAGAAGGTGGGTCATTCGGTAAACTTATGGCACGTGCTTCTAAATATCAATACAGTGCTATGGGTAATGCATTTAAAGGTGTAGATGCAGAGATAGAACTTACAGATGGTATCCGTGGATTTAGGTCACAGATGTCCAGAGACCATTCTGCATCTGATATGCGTACTGGAATTTCTAGAGAAGTAAACAAATACTATGAAGTTGTTGGTTCTGAACACCCTAACTTCTTAGAAGGATTTGCTCATACAATTAATAGATTCAATTCAGATAAGTTTGCTGGACCAGTAGTTAGACTAATGAGAAGTGGCAATGAAGAAGGAAAACTTTCTTTTGTTCAAAATCTTATTGATAACTTTGATTCTCCTAATAGCGTTCTAAAAGATTTTGCTACATCAGTATTTGAATCAAATACAGGACTTAGAGAACTGCTTCTAAAAGACCCAGCCCTAGGATTTGTTAAAGAAAACATTAGTGCTGAAGATTTATTCATATATTTGTTTGATGCTAATCAAGGCGATACATATGCCGGACAGATTAAAGCAATTATGGGTAGCGGAACTCAATCTAATTTAGTTTTAGACCTGATTGCTGATGGAAAAGGTATCCTTGAAAGCAACGGCAAATCTATTCAAATTAATGTTCCATACGCACAGAAAAACGTTACTACTCTTGAGATGGCACAATTAGAAAAAGAATTTGCCAATACCTTAAAGAAACACGTTTCTCCTGAAGATTTTACTGGGTCTAGTGTTATATCCCTTGTAAAAACAACAGAAAGACCAGTTGGACAAACCCAAATTACTTCGTTTGTTAATTGGTTTTTTGACCAAGCAACTAGGTTTGAAACTAGATTAAATTTTGCTCCAGAATACACAATGGCATATTGGGATTATATTGGCGGATATGCACGTATGCTTAACACCAATGAACTTGAAACCCTAGGAAAGAACGCTCAAAAATCCCTAGCACCATTTGGAAGGGCTGGAAGCCTTCGTGTGCATCCAGTAATTCGTGAAATAAACAAAGAAATTGGAAGGCGTAGAAAGAATCCTAACTATGTCCATGTTACTGGAACATCATTACATACTATTGACCAGATGGCTGCTAAAGAAGCAACTAAGTATGTTAAAGGTTTATTCTACGATGCTGCTGCTCAGAATCAATGGGCAAATGCTTGGCGTCTAGTATTTCCATTTGCACAAGCACAATATAATACCGTTAATAAATGGGGAGAGTTATTTTTGGCTAATCCAAAGCCAGCAATACGTTTTGCTAAAGCATACAATGGATTAAATCAAGAAGGTTCTAATGTTATCTATGATGCCACTGGCATGACATATGATGACCAACAAGGATTTATATATCAAGATAATCCCGAGGACCCTAAATCTCCTAAGAAATTTAAGATGCCATTAGTAGGAAGTGTACTTGGTGCACTTGCTGGTGGTGGAGGAGATGCTTTACAAATAACAGCACCAGTTCAATCACTTAACTTAGCACTTGGACAAGTTAATCCATATCTTCCTGGTGTTGGACCTGTTATGCAAGGTGTGTTTGGTCTTTCTCGTAAAGCAAATACTTTTGGTCCAGTGAATGATATTCTTCGAGATATCATTACCCCATTTGGAGCACCTAAAAGTATTGAAGATTTTATATTCCCATCATGGCTAAAGAAAACAGTTATAGCCGGTATGGGCAATGATGTTGTTGGACTCCGCGGAGCAAAAGACTGGGCATCTTATCTTGCATCTAGTGGTAACTATGGTAATGGTGATAATCCATTAATAAATGATGCAGAACGTACTCGATTGTTTAATGATGCTGAAAGAATAAGTACCAGTATGGCTTTAATCATGGGTATTTTTCAAAGTATATCTCCCGCAACTCCTTCTCAAGAAGTACTTGCAAAGATTAAAAATCCTACGAATAAAGTAAATTTTATGACAATGACTATGTTACGAAAGTCCTGGGAAGATATATCACAGAAAAATCCAGGAGAACATAATAAAGCAGTTCGTTTATTTGCTGAAAAGTTTGGTGCAGAAAATCTCCTTATAACCTTTGGTGGAACAACAAGTGGTTCAAAAGGAACAACAGATGCTTGGACTTGGTTAAATAACAACCCAACAGCAGCCGATAAGTATGCTCGTTCTGGTGGAGATGTTATACCATTATTTTTTCCTGGTGGAGAATACTCTTTAAAGTACTATAACTGGCAAAGACAGACTGGTGTTCGTAGAGCATTAAATTCTTCTGATTTAGAACATGAAGCAGAAAGTAGAACGTATGCTATGCTTCTTAGCGCAATATCAGACGAGCAAATTGCTAATCATTATCCTAACTTCTGGTATGTAGACCAGGTTGCTCAATTAAACAAACAGTTTGGTGGCAATAAGCCAATTGAATTTCTTACTACTGGTTCTGCAGATGAAAAGATTAGTGCTATTGAATTAGCATTGCAAGACCCAAATATTCAACAATCTCCTGTATATAAACAGATTGCTGAGTTTTATCCAGAGTTCAAACGTTCTCAAGATATTTTAAATGAAGCAAGTGGCTCTAATTATGCACAAATGACATCAAAAGGTGGGTTAGCAACATTGGTCAGAGATGATTTGAAAGCATTAGCAACCAAACTAATGTTTGAGAACCCTGCATTTAGTCGTATGTACTATGGCGTATTCGCTGGAAAGATTGAGGGTTAATATGGCCGCAGAAGATACAGTAAGAGGCACAACCAAGTCTTCTAATTATGTGTCTATGGGTATGACAGGAAATGCTGTAACATATACCAAGGATGACCCTTGGGTACAGTATTTAGGTCAAACAGCAGATACGGTTGACAAAGCACTTGCTTTCAATAAAATAAAATTAATGTTACAAAACCAACCTGCACCAGCAGGTTCCAAAAATAATAATTTACTTGATTATTTTCAAGAAAAAGTACGTGCATCGGGAAAATCTAAGGATAAAACTCCTTACGGCATTATAGGTCTTGGTGATGAAAAAGCAATTAAAGATATTGCAGCAGCCGCCGTTAATAATGGTTATGCTCCTACTGATTATTTAAATTATTATGCAAAGTATAATACAGCACCAGCACCCAAGGTCAAAGATACTTCTACAACATACAATAAACAGGTTGCTACTGCACTACTTCTTAAAGATGAGGGCGACGCACGTTTAGCCTGGAGAAATGCACACTTTACCGCATTTGGTAGTTATCCGCCAGAGGCTAGCAATGAAACATTTGGGAAAGCCTGGAACTCTCAAGTAAAATCACAAGCATCTACAGCGTCAACCCAATATGTTACTACTTATGAACCAATGTATGATAAAAAAAGCAAAATAGTTATAGACCCTAAAACTAAAAAACAAAAAATAGATGAGTTTGGAAATAAAGTATTTGCTAAACCACTCTTAGATAAACTTGGAGAACCAAGTTACAATGTTGTAAACAAATATACAGAAACAAAACCTGGTGAAGGATTTACAGCAGCAGAACAAGAACAATTTCTTTCTGAGTATCTTGTTAAGAATCACCCATCTACCGAGTGGGATATCAAAACACTCGGTGGTCAAGCAAAGACCACATATGATGATTTGATGGCAACCATATCAGCAAACTATGGAGCCACACAAGACCTATCTACCCTTGGTCCTGTCATAGCACAGGCGTTAGGTAACGCAGACCCTAAAGTATCAGCAGAGGTAATCAAGAAGTTTAAAGATGACCAACGCAAGGCGGCAGGTATCAAGTATATGGGTATAGCAGAATACACCAATGCTGGAGATGATGCTAATAAATATATTGCCCCACTTATGAAAACAGCATCTGATTATCTTGAAACTAACGTAGCAATTGATGACCCAATTATGAAGAAGTTTCTCAACTTCCAGGGTTCTGATGGTAAGTACAGACTTCCTAATGATTATGAGATAGAACAAGAAGTCAAGAAAGATTCACGTTATCAAAAGACAAGTAGAGCCAAGAATGATGTCGTTAACTTGTTCCAATCTCTTAAAGACCAGTTAGGACGATAATGGCAACTAAACCTAATTCTGCACAGAGAAATGCAATCTTTGGAACTACCGCTGCTCCAACCCTTGCTCAGATTACTGCAGAGAATGCAGCCAATAAAGCGGAGACAGCAGCCCTAACAAAAACTGCTACAACTCAGGCAGCAGGAGCAAAAACAAATGCAGCACAAGCAGTTAACCTTGGAAAGACAGCAATATTACAAGCACAGCCAAAAGCAATTATTGGTGATGGTGGTGCAGTAATACCTCCAAAACCTACTGGTCCCACAACAAGCACTGATGTATTAAAGTCTTTACTTGTTGGCATGGGATTCAATAGAAGTATAATTGATTCTTCTACATCTTATCTAACTAACTTACTTTCTGAAGGACTTGATTACGACAATGCCGTATCAATCTTTCTAAACAGCAAAGACTATACTCTCAAGAATGGCACAAAGATAACATCTCCATTCTATGAGACATACGGATACCTTAATGAGGGACTTGTTAATCCAAAGAAGCCTGACGAACTATATGGTTTTGTAGAAGGCGCTAAAGGGATTATAGAAAAGTATGGTCTTTCATCAAAGTTTCTCACCTCTGATTCATTAAAGAAATATGTAAAGAATAACGTCACCGTAGCAGATATGGATGAACGTGCTAATGCTTCAAGACTTAAAGCAATTAGTGCTGACCCATACCAAGTAGATGCACTTATTAAATTAGGACACATTGCAACTGCTGCTGACTTAACTGACTTTTACCTTGACCCAGCAATTGGCAAGGAACAACTAGACCTTAACCGTGCAACTGGAGTATTTGCTGCAGAAGCGTTACGCCAAGCCAAATATGGTGTTACATTTGATAAAGCAACTTCTGAAAGATATGCTGCACAACTTCAGGCTAAAGGACTTAATGAAGCACAAATTGGTCAAACTGCTCAGCAAGCATATTCAAACATTTCTGACACACTTCAACCAGAAGTTGGACTATCTAACATATTTGAGGGTAAGAATGCTGCAACTTCACAAACTATTCAGTCCGAACTTGAAGCAGAACAACTCTCTGGCTTAGCATCTGAACGTCGTAAGCGCCTTGCAGAACAAGGAACACGATTGATGCAGGGTTCTGCTGGTGTGTTCTCTGGACGAATGATTTCCTACACAAACCAATCAACTGCTGGACAGTTGTAAATAAATTCCTACATGGACCCATCGGCCCTATGTAGCGTACAAGACCGATAGTACGAACCGATTATAATCCCCCATTATGATTGCGGCGTGCGACAACTACTAATATAGGGAGAGGTTGCTATGAGCAACAACCGCGATATAAATACCGACTGGGAAGATGAAGACGATGACACGGACTTTAGTCCAACATCATTTGATTCGGATACAGACCTTGTAAAGAAACTCCGTAAGGCTAATCGCATACAGGAGAAGAAAATCAAGGACTTGGAAACCAACCTTGGAAGTCTTACCAAGACCCAGCGTGAGCGGATAATTAAAGACACATTCGCCCAAAAGGGTGTAAACGCAAAAATAGCAGCATTCGTGCCTGTTGATTTAGAAGCATCAGAAGATGCAATCTCGGGGTGGCTGGAAGAATACGGTGACGTATTCGGTGTCCAGACTCCACAAAAGACCGAACTTAGTCAGCAAGATATCGCAGCATTGCGACAGATGGATTCTGTTACTAATAACGCTATTTCACCAGATAGGGCAGAGGATATATTTATGAGAATTGAGAATGCAACTTCTGCGGAAGAACTCAATTCAATTATCTATTCTCAACAGTAATAACTTCATAGTAATTTCACAACTCACCTAGGAGGTGAACAACAATGGCTAATGCATATACATCGTCCACCGGCAATCTCGCTGGTACCGCTGGTGCTGCAGGTCTCGTCCAAAAGGCGTATGACCGTCTATTAGACTTCGCGTTGCGTTCAGAGCCTCTAATTCGTAGTGTCGCCGACAAGCGCCCTGCTAAATTGGCAAACCCTGGCTCAACCGTAATTCTACAACTATACGCAGATTTGTCTGAACAGACAACTGCACTCACCGAATCAACTGAGCGTGACTCAGTTCAGATTGGTGCTCCAACTTCAGTTACTATTACTCTTGCTGAGTACGGTAACTCTGTCCTTGTTACACGTGCTTTGGAACTCTTCAGCCTCGCTGATGTAGACCCAGCAATTGCTAACATCATCGCATTCAACCTTGCAGGTTCAATTGATACAGTTGCACAGACTGAACTTCGTGGTGGTACTAACGTCATCTATGGTGGTACACGTACTAACACAGTAACAATTGCTGCTACAGATACAATCACTTCTGCCAACATCCGTCGTGCTGTTGCTAAGTTGCGTTCTGGTCTGTCAGTTCCTCGCAAGGGTTCAATGTACTGGTGTGGTATCCACCCAGAAATCTCACACGACCTTCGTGCTGAGACTGGTGCTGGTGGATGGCGTTTGCCTCACGAGTACAACTCAAATGACAACATTTGGGCTGGAGAAATTGGTTCATACGAAGGAGCCTACTTTGTAGAGTCTGCTCGTATGTTCAATGATACTGATGGTGCTTCAAGTGCCAAGGTATACCGCACAATTCTTGCTGGCAAGGAAGCAATGGCAGAAGCCGTTGCTGAAGAGCCACATGTAGTTATCGGTCCAGTTATCGACCACTTAATGCGTTTCCGCCCAATGGGCTGGTACGGCGTTCTTGGCTTCAAGCGTTATCGCGAAGCAGCCTTGTATCGTATTCTTAATGGTTCATCAGTCGCGTAGTTGATTGACTGAGGGGCAGGAGAAATCCTGCCTCTTGGTAAATTCACTAAGGGAGAATAATGGCAACTTACACACTTGTAACACCAACCCTTGAACAGGGTCCTATTGGTAGGCACCGTTTGTTCACACATTTTAAACAACGCACTAAGAGTTACACTATCATCCTTAGCGGTGGAACTTACTCACTTACACAGTATCCATCTCATGATGAGTTAGCAGAATATACTGCTTACTATATGGGTGGATGTCAGCATACTGGAGTTAGCGATGCTATTAGAACAGCAATGATTGCTGACGGTATTGTAACTTCAGCCAACTTTACGGTGGAATAATGGGATTACATCAAATACAAACACATCCAGAATATGTAGAAGGTTGCTTTGGGTGCAAGATACAACTACTGGAATTATCTACTGGCGATGCCAGAGGTGATGTAATAGCAAGTGGTACAACTCAAAAGAAATGGAACTCTGAACTCGAAGCATATCGTAGTGCTAGAGCACAGGGTATCCAACCTAACGGCACACGTATAGGTCAGATAGAAGCAGCACATAAAGCATCTGAGAAATTAGGTGCTGCATATGATGGCAACACAATGGTACAAGCAAAGAAATTAGATAACAAAACCGCCACGGTAATGAGAGAACTCAAGGAAGCAGGGATACAATAATGGCTAAAGGAAAATTTGAACTATATGCATCTAAAGGTGCTATGAAGAAGCATGAAAAAAGCGAAGGTCCAAAGAAGGCTGCAATGGAAAAGAAGATGGGCATGAAAGATGTTATCAAGAAATCTTCTATGAAGAAGATGGGCAAGAAGAAGTAAATGGCTGCTCAACCAAATAGACCAGTTGCACCGACTCCCCCAACAAGGATGCCTGGTATGCCACCTCAAGCATTTACTTCCCTTATGGATAAATATATGAATGATAGAAGTATTTATAATCAAAAGATGGCAGCACTTGCCAACAAAGCAGCAGCAGCAAAACAAATGAAAAAAATAGGAAAGGTATACTAACATGGCAACAATGAATCCACAAAAAAGAGAAGAAACACGTTATTCTGGTGGCATCACTGGTGCCTCAACAGTTAACCCTGATTTCGCAAATGGTTCTGCTTCCCCAATACTTTCTGGTCAAGCACTAGCAACAGCACAGTTTGGTTCTGGAAGTAATTCGAGACGTATGCTCGGTACATTTGATTATTCACCAAAGTCTTCTGCACCTGCTAAGAAGGCACCTACTAAGGCTGCTGCTAAACCAGCATCTAAACCAAGTGTCTCTGCATCTGTAGCAATGGCAAAGACTGCACCTAAAGTTTCTTCTCGTCCAAGCGGAGAATCTTACTCTGCTCCAAAGAAAGCAACAGTTTCTTCAAGAGCAGACTCTGCTAGTTCAAGCAAGCCTGCACCTAAAGCAAGTGCTCCTGCTGCACCAAAGCCAAAGGCATCAGTTAACAATATGTACAAAGCAACTTATGGTACTTCGCTTCCAAAAATAGGAGCACCAGCAACTCCAGAACAAAAGGCTGCTAAAAAAGCATCAATTAGCAAAATGTATACAGCAACCTATGGACGTCCGCTTCAACCAAAAGCAAAGGCTAAGAAGCCATTATCTGCATCAGTTAATAAAATGTATGAAGAAACATACGGTACAAAACTTAAGTAATCGTCTGGGGGGACAATGGCTAAACAGAAGAAGGAAACCTTAGCAGTCGCTTGGTGCGACAATGGTATGGTAGATGGCAAGTTTATGGAAGGTGTCGTAGACACCCTAATAAACTCAGGCGTAGAGTTCTGTGGCTCGTTAAGAGCACACGGTAATCAGATTGCACAACAACGTGAGATGTTAATCAATCGTTGGTATGACAATAATAAATCTGATTGGTTACTCTGGCTTGACTCAGATATAATGATTACTCCAGAGAAGTTCCTTAAACTCTGGAAACGTAGAGATGCTGTAGATATACCATTGCTTACTGGAGTTTACTTTACAAGTAATGAACCAGAGCAACCATTAATGAAACCATTAGCAACTGTGTATGAGTTTGCTGAGGCAGAGTTTGGTATTGGGATTAGAAGGTTAGACCCACTACCTAAGAATGCCTTTATTAAAGTAAGTGCGGCTGGTATGGGGTTCTGCCTTATGCACCGTAACGTAGTAACAAGAATTAAAAAAGCACTACCAGGAGTTCCATTCTTCACAGAGGTGGGTGCTAACAAGCAATTCACTGGTGAGGATATCTACTTTTTTGCAGTAGTAAACAAGGCAGAGATTCCACTCTGGTGTGATACTGGTGCAACTGTGGGACATATGAAGCGATTCAATATGGACGAGAACTACTATGATGCTTTTGGTAGAGGTAAGGGTTATGCAGACTAAATATCCTAACTGGTTTGAGATGACTGCAAAGGAAAACTTTGAGTCACAATTACTACCGCTTGCTGGCAAATTTAATCTTAGGTTTTTACAGATTGGTGCTTACACAGGCGATGCAACTGTATGGCTAGTAGATAACGTACTTGTTACAAAGAACTCAGTCCTAGAGGATGTAGATATTTGGACTGGCTCAGATGAAGATGAGCACAAGGCTATGGACTGGGCAGATGTTGAACGTGTGTATGACTCACGGATTGCATTTAGACCTAACGTAATTAAATATAAGATGGATAGCAAAGAGTTCCTTCGCTCCATTGAAGAACCAACCTATGACTTCATCTACATTGATGGAGACCACACTGCAGAGGGTGTGTTGCAAGATGCCGTACTTGCTTGGAGATTACTTAAGCCAGGTGGGATTATGGCATTTGATGACTATCTGTGGGAAGACCCTAGAGGTATCGAGTTCCAGCCAGGCTGGTCAATAGATACCTTTGTAGGGGCAGTCAAGGACGAATCAGAAGTTTTATTATCAAACTCTCAAGTATGGTTAAGGAAAAATGATGACCGCAGCCTGGACACGTAAAGAGGGCAAGAACCCTGCTGGTGGGCTAAA